CGTCTACAGTGGCAACAATACTTGCGCCGACAAGATAATTCGTACCATCGGCACCGCCAAATGAAATTACCCCCAGATTGTCTCCAGAGCTTAACGCTGTTACTGCGCCATTCGAAGTGCCACGCGATCTTGCAAACGACAGGACGGCGGGCCAGTTACTAACAGCGTTGCTTACTAAGCGGAGAAGGTTTTTGTTTGAGCTGCCTGTATGCTCAACCTGTACTCCAATAGTCGCTCCACCTTCAAAACTTTGAGGGGCACTAGACGTGCCAACTAAGAGCCTGCCGGAGCTGTCGATGCGGGCAAATTCACTGCTCGGTCCACTCGCCACAAATGGTGCCACACTAGTGGCAGCTTTTACCTCTAATGTTCCACCTGGCGTAGACGTACCAGTGCCAATCCCTACGTTGCCTGTTGATGTGATACGGAGACGTTCTGTCGGAGTGGTGCCTGTGTAAAAAATATGATCCCTAAGAGTGCCACTTCTGGCTTTATAGGCAATATGTCCAGCAGAGCCCGTGCTTCCAGCAGTACTTGTTGCGTAAATGGCGGGGGCTTCATCAGTAATATCGCCAGTGCCCGAATAGCCAATAAGTAAGCTATTAAAAGCGCTGGCAATACCAATGCGAATCAAGGAGTCGTCTGTGTTAGCAGATCCGCCCTGGACATGAAGTGTCTGCAGAGGGCTACTAGTACCAATTCCAATGCGCTCAGTCGAAGCGTCGACGAAGAACAAATTAGCGTTGGTGTCCCCTTCAACACGAAAATCGTAGTCGCTACCAATATCGTTAATGACTAGTTCGTTTGTTTTGGCAATCAACCTTTGCAGGCCGCCTCCGCCCGCTTGAAGTTCTGCGGAAGTTTCGCCGTATACAATGCCTCTGGCATTAGCACTAATAGTAATGTCGTCAGATCCAGAAAGAATAAGGTTGTCACCAAATCCCGATGTACCGTGCGTAATAGAAGCATAGCTATCCCATCCAGCCGAATAAAATGACAAACTTTCAACCGCTGCTCCACCAAATACATCTCCGCCTCTACTAACAATGGTTACGCCTTGGTAAGTACTACTATTTGGCGTAGGCGCTACACCGTCAAAATAAACGTTGGCTGCAGCGGCCCCTGGAGCAGAAGCAAGGGTCTGAGTGCTTCCCGGTCCTATCCTTACAATACCGCTGTCTGTAATCGTAAACCTTGTAACACCACTATTTGTGATAGCAATGCTATTAGCTCCTCTTGAATAGATTCCAGTGTCGGAATCCCCGCTAAAACTAATTGATGGATTTGTAGTATTTCCAGTAGCAAACACACCTGATGTAATTGTGGCAATCCCGCCTGTAATACTGTTAAAATTACCCGTCGTAAAGGTTGCTGTTGTTCCTGTTAGCGAAGTAAAAGTGCCAGTAGTAAAGTTTGCAGTCGTGCCGCGAGATGTCGTGCCTGTTAATGAGGTAAAACTACCGGTCGTATAAGTTGCTGTTGTTCCTTGAAGGGTAGTGCCCGTTAACGAAACAAACGTTCCACTGGTAAATTGAGCCGTTGTGCCAGTTATTGTGACACCTGATACCGTTTGACCCCGTACGGTATTACCAGAGATAGTTCCGGTTACTGTTACGTTTCCTGTAAAGGTAGGATTCTGAACTAAACCAGAAATTGCAACGCTTTTATCAACACCATCGCTAGTAAAGGTAATAGTGTCTACCTTAATTGTGCCGTACGTCATTTTGTTGTCTCTTTTTGTTTATTTTAGCCGAGAAAATTACGGAAGAATGATTAGTGGACCTTGGATTACAAACCCACTTGCGCTACCGGAAACAACGCCAGAACACACAATAGCTGGGGTTGCTCCAGAAGGTGTAGTTACTCTTAACGTCGATCCTGTAATTGACGCAAAAGTACCCGTTGTGGCGCTAACAGTTACCGCATTAACTGATGTGCCGGTAACCGTAGCGCTTGAAATACTGGTTGCAAAGTTGGCAGTGTTACCTGTAACAGTCGTACCAGAGAGATAAGTAAAGATCCCACTCGGTGAAACAACGTTACTTCCACTGATTGTTCCCGAAGAAACAATACCTCCTGTGGAGAAAATGCCTGTACCTAATACTGATAAGTTACCGGAAACAACAGTGTTAACAAAAACAATGTTTGTAAAAACACCAGATACGGCCGAAAGTAATCCGGCTTGCATGGTGTCGCCGGTAATAACAGCTCCACTTACATTCTGGAATCTTCCTGATGTACTTAAAACAGTATTGCCAGTGATTGTGCCACCAGACACGCTAGTGGTAAATGTACCGACTTGGCCCGTTAAGTTTGTTGCAAGTACTGTGTTACCGGTAACGGTGGCACCTGAAACACTAGTAGTGCCAACGACTGTAACGCCTGTGACATTTGTAAATTGGCCTGCGTTACCCGTAACCGTCGCACCAGAAACACTGGTAGTTCCAATAATGGTGGCGCCTGTGACCGTCGTAAATTGTCCGGCATTACCTGTTACTGTCGTACCCGACACGCGGCCAAAGTTACCGGTAACCGAAGTGACAGTCCCTGCGTTAACAACGGTACCTGTAACAGTTGCTCCTGATAAGTTTGTAAACGAACCAGAAACTCCCGTTATTGTTCCAAAGTTACCAACATCCCCTGTAATTGTTTGACCTGAGAGAACTTGTGTGAATACACCAGAGACTCCGGCAATTGTTCCAAAAGCACCCGTATTGCCGGTTACGGTTGCTCCTGAAATACGAGTAGTAAATGTCCCCGAAACACCAGTGGCATTAGACACTAAAAGTGTATTGCCCGTAATTGTGGCACCTGAAACCCGAGTAGTAAAAACTCCTGAAACACCAGAGACCGTTGAGAATTGTGCAGTAGTTCCAGTAATTGTGGTTCCCGAAAGAGTTCCAGTGACACGTACGCTGCTTGCAAATTGTGCAATACCCGTGACCGTTAATCCACTTGCAACAGATAAGTTCCCGCTGACGTCAAGAATTGGCGTTCCCAAAACCTGGAACGTACCAGTGGTTGCGGCAACGGTTGTTCCTGTGAATGTAGTACCAGTTACGTTGGTGAACGTGCCATTTGTAAAGAAAGCACTTACACCACTTGTTGTAGTACCAGTGAGACTTGTGAAGTTACCTGTTGGGAAAGACGCAGTAGCTCCTGTCGCTAAGGTTGTAAAGGTACCAGTTACTGCATTAACTTGACTTCCTTGAATAAAAGTACCTGTTACGGTGTTGCCGCTGACAGTACCGCTGACAGTGGCATTGTTTTGAACAACAATTCCACTAAACGTACTAAGGCCAGACGCAGTTACCGTATTAAAACTGGAGTTGCCACCTACTGTTAAGTTGCCAGTGATAGTGACGTTACCGCTAATTAAAGCGCCACTGCCAGGAACGTAATATAAATCAAGATAATCCCTGAATTGAGAAAAGGTAATTTTTTTGTTGCGCAGTGACGGGTCCACCTCAAAAACGTGGACCAGGGTCATGACGTCCTGATCTACAATTTCGCCTGCTGCTATGGCAGGAAATTCGGTAATACGGCGGTTTGCCACCTATCTACTGCGCAATTCTTTCCTTTATTATAGTGCGGCTTATTTAGCGTACCCTAATCTCAAGACGTGGCAATAAATTAGTACCTAAGTACCAAAGCCCTTGAATTCCTGTTACAATTCCACAAGAAAGCAGCAGTACCAACAGCAGTTCCGCCACGGTTAAATTACGCCGCACATACACAACTTGCGGTGGCATTTCTACAGATGTGCGGTAAGGTGCTGTTTGCTGGATGGCTAACTCCATCGCACGTGCTTTCATTTCTGCCAACGCTTCAGGAGTAATCTGCCCTTCCAGAGTCTGTTGCATGGGAAGTTGGCTAGGTGGAATTTGCTCTTCCATGATCACAAAGTTGTTTACAAAAGACTAGCATTTAATTGATCGGAGTGCAGCATGCCGTACGGACTACGCAAGGGCTTGGAAGACATTGCCTACGAACTAAAAGGAATCAGGAATATCCTTGGTTCCATGTGGCATAGTCGGTACTCAAACGCTGAGACTGATATTGCCAATCCCGAAATGTTTGCAGATGAATACATTTCGACAGAAGAATGTGGTAGGCGTCTAGGGGTCTCCGATCAAACCATCCGCAACTGGATTGCAATCGGTAGAAAAAACCCTGATAAAGGCTGGGTAGAAGGCATTCATTATGTCAACGTTTCTCCTGACGTCCACAAAAAAGCAGTCTTGCGTATCCCATGGAATCGCCTCATTCAGTCTTTTGCTAAAAACGAAAACATCAATCTTAAAAACCTACGTGCGCAGTATCACTTGTATCATGCGACCAAAGAGGTTCTTGAGTGATGGCACATCGTTTTAAGGGAATTGATATCGATGCTATCAATATCGATAACCATGAGGAGCTACTGCCCAAATCCTTGGCAGATCAAGTGGAAATGTTCTTACCCCCCTGGGGTTCCTTCGATGATGGTTGCTTGCGTCGTTACCTAGAAAACTTAAAGAACTACGAAGAAGAGGATGCCAACTCTGGCATGACCTTGGCCAATCGATTACGACTGGCATTCAAAGACCTAAACCCAGATACAATCTGCGGTAAATTTCCACAGGCAGAGTTGCCTCTTAAACGTCGGTTGCGATGTGTTGCCGAGTATTTAATCAGGTCTGGGGAATTTGATAAAGTACGAGACGAGCAAGGAAAACTCTGCAAGAAACGCGGCGTGCTTGGCAAGTTGGTTGTCTTGTACCAGCCAACTCCAAAACTGTTAGAATCTCTGCATCGTCAAGGGTTACTAAAAAGTGGATCGCCGTGAGAAATTAATTGCGTCAGTCATTGGTCCTGAACTGGATGAGACCAAGGCAAAAATGCTTGATACCACTGTCAAGCTAATCCTTGGGGACATGGGCGCACAGTACGTTAAGTTTTGGGACGCAGAAGGTCCTGGCGTCTTGGTATTTCAGCCTGACAATAAAGAGCGCTCTATATTCTTTTGGACGTTAAAAGAAATTCACGCAGCAGAAGAAGATTGCGAACATAACAATAACGGTGATCTTGCCGAGACATTACGTCGCATTCTTGCCGCTGCACAAAAAATTGATCCGATGGAAAAAGCAGGGTATATCATCAATGACGACAAGGGTCTTCGCTATTTAGAAATAGCGTATAACGACATTGTTAACAATGACTGAGAAAGGTATTCGCGGCGTATCCGCCAGGGTTGAAGGCGCAGAACTCATCACCAACGCAGACTTGGTGCATGCTGCCAACGAACTTCTAGGCGGCATTGACTTGGATGTAGCGAGCTCCAAGGTTGCTAATGAGTACGTACAAGCGACTGAGTACTACACGCCTGTGGATGATGGGTTAAATAACCAACAATGGTACGGAAGCTGCTATTTGTTTCCACCAGCGGGATCATACTTCTGGGACCAAAAGAACCAACGGTGGAAGATGACACGCGCTTCGTCGCTGACGTTGACTTCTTCGCATGCCGTATGGTTCCGTCGAATGTACCATGCATGGCTAGCGGACGAAATTGAGCAAGGGCTTTACTTCAGCAACTGCCCTGACATGATTCGATACGAGCCAAAGATCTTTAAATTCCCTATGTGCGTTCTACGTACTGTCCCTTACCTGCTCCGTAATCTTGATGGGAATGTAGAGAAAAAACAAACGTGCACGTCTTTCTTGGTTTACCTGCCTCCCAAAGATCGCTCAGGAGATGCAGTAGAACACTTCTGTAAAATCTACGGCGAACGTGGCCATCTCCTTGTAGACTGAACAAGCTATCGAGGTTTTATGAGCGTCCTGGCCGATTGGGAAATCAAAGAGCGTGCCGAGAAAGAACAAATGATCGAACCCTTTGTTGATCGTCTGATCAGCAAAGAAGATGGTCGGCGTTTGTTAAGTTATGGACTTAGCTCTTACGGATATGACATTCGTTTGTCCCCTAGCCAGTGCTTGATCTTTGGTAAGATTCAAACCGGTGATTGCGACCCAAAGGCCTTTGACGAAAGTATTTTAAAGCCTGCGGAACTTCTAGAAGATGAACGCGGCAAATACTTTCTTCTTCCTCCGTATGGGTATTGTTTAGGCGTTGCACAAGAACGTTTGAAGTTGCCTCGTGATGTCACTGTTGTTGCAGTTGGTAAATCGACGTACGCACGCTCAGGAATTCTAGTTAACATCACGCCCGCTGAAAGTGGGTGGGAAGGTTACCTGACGCTTGAAATCAGTAATTGCACTGGTCTATTCAATCGTGTCTATGCAAACGAAGGTATCACTCAACTGCTTTTCTACCGTGGGAATCCTTGTGAAGTCAGCTACCAAGATCGGAAAGGTAAGTACCAAGATCAACCAAATACCGTAGTTTTTCCACAGGTCTAACTACGTCCAAACGATTGTTTGGGTTTGTCTGCATACGCGGTAGACCCTGCACGCCCACCACTGTCACCAGCATTGGCACTGGTGGGTTCGTTAATCAGTTGGTTCTTTTGATATTTGCCAGCAGCTCGTGCACTTTTCATGAAGCGGTCAACGCGTGCCACTGCTCCTTTTGACGCGGAACCAACGACGCCTCGTTCTTGCGGTCGCACGTACCGCAGGTCTACGTTATAAGCTCTTCCTGGGTTCAGATCCGTTGGTACCCCAGCAGAAGTGCCGGAGTCCTTGGCTGCGTCGTAAGTCTCGGATCTAAACTTGCTCATACTATCATTATAGAAAGGATATATCGCTAAGAAAACAATGCGGCCCTCAATGTTTTTGCAAGAGTTTGCAGCAAATAATGATCAAGTAAAGTGCCGTTGTATTGGCTTCGAGGATTTTGGTGCACCTCTCGATACCGCAGCTAACGACGTACCTCTTCAAGATATGTATAACACGGGTTTAGTTGCTCCCATGGATGGCATGCAACGCAACCCACTTAATATTGAAGGTCAAGGTTTGTATGGTCAACGTCCAGGCTTGACGGGTTACATTCCTTCCATGGAAGAAGGTATGGAATTATATGGAGCAAACCCCAAACCCCCTGGTATCCAAGGTGATATCGAAGGTGATCCAGATGAGATGGAACTTCTGCTTTCCGCCAAACGCAAAGGCTTAATGCGTTAAAACTGCTAGGCTGTCTCAGTCGGCATTCTTACAATGGACATGTTTTCCCCTGTTGACGAAACCAATGGGTGCGTAGATGGCGTTTGTCCAGTTCCCTGGGTTACAATTAAACCGCTTGAAACAACTCCCACAATCAAAGAGGATGTTGTAAATCATCCTTCTCATTACACCGATGGCGGCGGGGTTGAATGCATTGAAGCAATCGAGTCAGCCCTAACCAACGAAGAGTATCGCGGATACCTAAAAGGGAATATCCAGAAGTACGTGTGGCGTGAGCGTTATAAAGGCGAAACAGAATCACTAAAAAAAGCACAATGGTACCTGGATCGTCTTATTCAATTAGACGAGAGTCAAAAAGGATGAGCGTAGTGTAGATCGTCGTCATCGTCTGACTCGTCCTGCATACAAGCCAGGGCGAGTTCACTGAGTTCCAACTCACTAGGCAGATCCCACTCAATATCAATTCCTTCAGAACACATGATTTCTTTGACGGCTGCCCATTCCATCATCCGTTGGAAGTACAGGTTTAACAGTGCCGCCTGCAGTTCTTCCCAACACATCTCCTCTGTTTGCAGCTCAGCTTTACGCATGGCAAACTGAAGTTCTAAAGGTAATTCAAACTCTTTACGTGTGGATTCGTTCTCCATGGAAAGCCTGAGTACTGCATTTATTCTAGGACGCTAGTCACTTGAAAAGGCAGAGGCGTCGTCAAGCTTAAAACGGTTAGCAAATTCTGCAAGCGCATAGGGATTGATTGTCGCTTCCAAGGTTCGGATTGCTTCCGTCTCATGGGGCTTCGCACCATAGCTTCTAAACGCACGCAGCAGTACGTCCGTAGCAACCCAAGGCTTGGCTTCAACGTCGGCAAGGAATAGGTTGATCTCTTCCCTGCGTCGTTCCAGGAGACCACCGATTACTTGGTGATCTGCATCAAAGACCCAACGTGCAATTTCTTCCGTTACGCCAACGTAGTCATCGACCTCAAGGCAGTCAATGATGGAACTGTAAAGGAAACTTTCCCAACCAACCGAATGACAGAATGAAAGTAATGCTTGGTGCATGCACTCGTCCAAGCCTAGGTTCAACTTCAGAAGTTCTGTGTTTAGAACGGTGAGTTCATCGACAAGATACTCCAAGGCTTTGCGTTGTGTGCAGCACTGGGTTTTCTTTACAACACTGCCGTCAGGATAATACTGTGTACCAAATCCAATTGTGTAAGGCTCTGCACCTGTTTGAGGATCTGGATAAGCAAGTTCATTGAAACCTTCGTAACGACAGATTAAATCAATCGCTTGCCTGTAATTATCCATAGGGGTAACAAGTGTTACCCCCAAGTATACATAATTTTTACTTGCCTTGGCCGCGAGACAATTTACGTCCGTGGCTAGGACGTGAATGTTTGCCATCGCCTTGACAAGTCTTCTTAGGCTTGGACTCAATCAAGATCGTGGTGGACTTGGGCTTTGCCATAGCGGTGAAAACTCAACGCGTTTATCTTAGCCGATCTTTACCATTTCGTTTTATGCGACCAGTACCGTGCCGACATTTTGTCAGGGTTAGAATCCTGGGCATTATGTCTGGCGTAATAAGATTTCTTACGTGCTTTATCTTTTGCTGTTGTTGGGTTTTTACCAGCGCCTTCTACGCCTTGCTGACCGAACCGAATAATTTTTTCTTCGCCTCCTTCACATGCTTTGACAACGTGTGACTTAGTTGCATGACCAGGAGTTTTTCTTGGCTTGTTGCACTCCATGGAATCCTTGTGGATCTTGGCGGCACTAGCGGCTTTCTTGTGCTTGCTCAT